GTGGCAAGGGTGTAGTTATCGTGGAATTTTGAAAAATGACAACATACGCACGCATTCAAAACAACGTCGCTATTGAAGTATTTGTGCCGCACGAAGGCTTCACGCTGCTTAACTGCTTTCATCCTGATGTGGCCGCGATCTTTAATGAAGTGCCGGACAGCGTGACAGTTGGCAGCACTGTCGAAGACGGAGTGTGGACGATTGCGCCACAGCCGCCTGCGCCGGTTGCACCCGCGCCGGTTCCGCCAAAGATCGGCCCTATCGCCTTCCAGATGCTTTTCACGCCAGCGGAAAGCGTGGCGGCGGACACCCTGAAGGCAGAGGACAAGACGCTGGCGTCATTCTGGAAACTGATTGACGACCCGCGCACGGACGTTGTGGACCTGTCTTTGCAGACGGTGCAAAACGCCATCGAATACACGCTGACGGCCGTCAAGGCGAGCGGGGTAGAAGTGGACGTGCCGACGCGCAAGGCGCAGATTCTTACCGGGGTGGTGCAGTGACACGCGCCAGGCTGCTGGGCCTGTGGCTGCTATGCCTGGTTGCCATGCCGTTACTTCTGCTGGTAATGCTTATCGAAGCGCTGGCAGGATCGCAGCGCGCCGAACAGATGGCGCTGGCGCAAGACGAGGAAGGCAACGCGATGTTCGGCGGGCCAGCCACGCAATCAATCAGCACGCGAACCGGCAACGCACTGATACGGGGCGAACGCTGGGCGCACTTCGTGGCGCCGTGCATTGATTTCATTTTCGGGAAGGGCCATTGCCTGGCGAACGCAACCCTTCCACGCTGAAAGCGACTTTCACAGCGGCAGCCTTTGGCCACCTTCGGGTGGTCTTTTTTTGCCCAAAACCCCCACGTGGAACGGGCGGCGACCCGGCGCGATGATTGCGGCAATATTAAGAGGCCCACTACATGAGCACTGACTTTCTGCACGGCTTGGAAGTCCTGGAAATCAACGACGGTTCCCGGACAATCAGCATTGCTTCCAGTTCCGTTATCGGCATCATTGGCACCGCGCCGAATGCCGACCCGGCTGCATTCCCGCTGAATACGCCCGTGCTGGTCGCTGGCTCGCGCGTGGATGCGGCGAAACTGGTCGCGCTTACCACTTCGGTGGATAACGGCACGCTGCCCGATGCAATCGACAGCATTTTCGATCAATCGAAAGCTGTCCTGATCGTTGTTCGTGTTGCGGCCGACGTGGACGCGGCGGTGCAGCGCGCCAACATCATCGGCGGCACCGACGCGAGCGGAAATTACCTTGGCGTCCAGGCATTCGTGGGCGCCGAACACGTGACCGGCTACAAGCCGCGCATTCTGATTGCGCCCGGCTTCACGCACACACGCACGGCCAATGGCGTTTCCACGCTCGCGATTGACGATGCTGGCGCAGGCTACACGGACGGCACTTATACGCTGGTCGCATCGGGTGGCGGCGGCGGAACGGGCGCGGTGGCCACGGCCACGGTTTCGGGCGGCAAGGTTACGGCCGTTGCGCTGTCGAAATACGGTTCCGGCTATACGGCCCTGCCGACGTTCGCACTTCCCGCTGGCGCTGGCGCGGGCACCGAGACCGCGACTTTTACGGCGACAACGGGCACCGTGGCCAATGCCGTGGTTGCGGAATTTACTGGCATTGCGAATTCGCTGCGCGCGGTGATCATTCCCGACGCGCCCAGCACGACCGACGCGGACGCCATCGCATACGCGGGCGACTTCGACAGCCGACGCATTTACCTGGTTGAATCCCAGGTGACGAAGACAGACAGCAGCGGCAACAACGTTACAGCATTCACCAGTGCGCACGCTGCTGGCTTGCTGGCGAAGTCGGACAACGAACGCGGTTTCTGGTGGTCGCCATCGAACCAGGCTATCAACGGCGTTACAGGCACCGCTCGCGTGATTGATTTCGTGATGGGTGATACCACATGCCGCGCCAATCTGCTGAACGCGAAAAACGTCAACGTGGTGATTCGCCAGAATGGCTTTCGCCTGTGGGGCAATCGCACGCTGTCGAGCGATCAGAAATGGGCGTTCCTGTGCGTCGTTCGCACGTCGGACATTATCGCGGACAGCCTGATGGCGGCGCACCTGTGGGCGGTGGACCAGGGTATTACAAAAAACTACGTCAACGACGTGGTGGAAGGCGTGAATTCGTTCCTGCGCCACCTGACGGCTATCGGCGCGATCCTGGGCGGCACCTGCTGGGCAGACCCGGACCTAAACACGCCGGACCAGATCGCGAAGGGTGATATCGCTTTCGATTTCGATTTCACGCCCGTCTACCCGAGCGAGCGCGTAACGTTCCGCGAACACCTGGTGAATGACTATATCGCCAGCATCTTTTCTTCGAGCGCGAGCTAATAGCCCATGCCTATCCAAAACATCCGCAAGTATTTCAACGTTTTTTATAACGGGCTTGGCAAGGCTGGCAAGTGCGAAGAATTCAACCCGCCGAAGCTGACCGCCAAGCTGGAAGACTTCCTGGGGGGCGGCATGTTCGCGCCCGCCGAAATCACGATGGGCCTGGAAAAGCTGGAAGCCGATTTCACGCTGAAGTCTTACGACAAAGACGTGATTGCGACTTTCGCCGTTACGGAAGGGTCCGACATTACCGTGTCGCTGCGCGAAGTTCTGGAAGACGACGACGGCACCGAAACGGGTGTTGTGCATACGATGCGCGGCAAGGTTAAGGAAATCGACCAGGGCACTGTGCAGACAGGCACGGCCGCGAAGCTGAAAACATCGCTGACGCTGAAGTATTACAAACTGGAAGTTGGCGGCACCACGGTTATTGAAGTCGATGTGGTGAACATGGTTTTCGCGAAAAACGGCGTGGACGCGCTGGCCAACGTTCGCAGCCTGCTGGGCATCTAAAGACGGCGCAGGGCTGGTGCAACGCCAGCCCTGAAAGTCGCTTTCATAAAAATATAGGAATCAACTATGGCAACCCGCAAAGCAGCAGCAAAAACCGAAGAAAACAAAAGCCCGGAAGACTTCGTGGAATACGGCGAAGGTTTCGCGGACATTGAACTGTCGCGCCCCATGGACCTGGCTGGCGTGAAAGTCTCGAAACTTCGCATGCGCGAACCCGTTGTGCGGGACCAGGTTGTGTATGACAAGCTGAAGGGCAGCGACCTGGAAAAAGAAATCACCATTTTTGCCAATCTGTGCGAAATGGACGAAAAGCAGATTCAATCGCTCACCCAGCGCGACTACATTCGTTTGTCGGCGGCCTACGCGGGTTTTCTCGTCTAGCGCCTGAATTCATCCGACGCAGCGCGCTTGCCCTGGCCAGCCACACGGGCTGGGGAGAATCGGAAATCATGGGCATGACCGCATCGCGGTTCGTGTGGTGGATCGACGGATTAAACGAACTGACTGCGGGCAATGGCTAACAAGCGGCTAAATACCACAATCGTAATCGGCGGCACGATTACCGGCGCGCTGAAAGGTGCGCTGGGCGCCGCTGAATCCGGCCTGAAGAAAATTTCTGGCGAAATGGGGCGCGTGACAAAGCGCCAGGTTTTGCTGGGCAAATCTATCCAGACGTTTTCCCGCATGGGGAAAGACGTTTCGGCATTGCGCAGCGAGTATGCAAAGACAGTCGATACTATCGACCGCCTGCGCCGCGCGCAGGAACGGCTAAACCGCGAGCAATCGCGCTACACCAAAGCCAAGGGCGTTGCGGGCAGCATGCGCGGCGCGGCCACCACCGTGGGCGCATCCGGCCTAGCAATTGGTGGCGTGCTGGCCACGGGCATTCACGCCGCAGTCAAGCGCGAGAACGAAGTAAACATAATCAAGAATTCCGGCCTTTCTGCGGCCGATCAGAAATCGCTGATTTCTGCGGCAGGCGGTTCGCGCCAGTTCGGCGTTTCAGTAACGGATGCTTTCAAGACCGCGCGAGAATTGCAGGCTTCGCTGGGCAGTGCATCGCATGCTGTGGAAGCACTGCCGACCGCGCTACAAGCGAAATCCGGCCTGCAACTATACAACCGCGAACACGCAGGCCACGAAGTCGAAGACGGCGCAATGTATGCGCTCGCAAAGATTGCCGACGAACGGGGGGGCGCATCCAGTGCTGAAGAAATGCGTAAGCAGATGGATTATGCATTCCGGGGCATCACGGCATCGCAAGGCAAGGTTTCGGCAGAAGACTGGCTGGCGGCGCAGCGCGGCGCGAAGGCGGCAGGTATCGGCGCGAGCCATGACGCATTCTTCGGTGATTCTTTCATGGTCCAGGCGCTTGGCGCCCCGCAATACGGCAAAGCAATCAGCACGCTGAATAATGCATGGATCGGCGGGCACCAGGACGCGCACAAATTCACGAACATGCTGGCAGACGGGCTGCTGGACCGTCGCAAAGTGAAGCTGAAAAACGGCCTTGTGACGAATTACAAGTCCGATGCGCTGGTGGATAACAAGCTGCTGATTGAAGACCAACAGGCCTGGGTGGAAAAACACCTTCTGCCGCTGGCTAAACGTAAAGGCGTCAACCTGGGAGATTCTGCCGCCGTCCAGAAATTCGTTTCGGATTACACGTCGAACACGAACGCAGGAAACGTGCTATTTCAGCGCATGTTCAATAGAACAGCGATTGAGCGAGACCGGACGAATTATAAGAGCGCCCACGGCATAGAGGAATCAGACAAGGCCAATCAGCAATCCACAGCGGGCAAGGTAGATAACGCCCGTGCGCGCCTGGATGATGCCCAGGAACGCGTGGGCCGGGTGCTGATACCCGCGTTCGCCACCGCGATGGAACGCACGGCCGACGTGCTGGAAAAGGTTAATCGGTTCGCGGACGAAAATCCGCGCCTGATGAAAGGCATTGTGATGGGGTTGGGCGGGCTGGCCGTTGGGCTGACTGTTGCGGCGCCGTTGCTGGTGACGGCGGGCGGTGCGCTTCAGCTATTCGCCACGATCCGGCTGGCGCGTTCGGTGGCTTCCCTGCGCGAACTGGAAGGCGCGGCCAATGGCGTAAATGGCGCAGCGGGCGGCGCAGCGAAAGGAATCCTGGGGTTTATCGGCAAATTGGGCATGGCTGCCACGCTGGCCGAAGTGGCGCTGGGAGTGGCGAAGGCTGCCGGGCTGCCTGACGTGGACGCAGGGAAGGGCGCGGACGACGTGAAAAACGGCCGCTGGTGGGCCGCATCGGCGCACCTTCCAGCGGGCGACTTCCTGCGGGCGCTTGCGGCGCGGACAGGCGGCAAATCGAATGCAGAAATTTCCGCTTCGCTTACGGGCGGGCAAAACCCGACCGCGCCGACCGTGCCACCGCTGGCCACGGCGCGCAGCGCGAGCGCCGCACCTGCGCAGGATAACCGCCAGTATCACGTCGAATTCCACCAGCAGCCGGGCCAGCCCGGTAAGGACGCGGCACGCGAGGTAATGACACGCTTGGGGGCGCCAGCTAACAAGCTGGGTTCCGGGCTTTACGACACGGGCTTTTAAGCATGGCGAGCGATAGCGGAAACATGCCCAGCATGATGGTGCTGGGCGATTACCAGTTTTCTATCAACACCCTGGTTTTCCAGGAGTGGGCGCGAACGACAGAGTGGAAGTGGCCCGCGCAGGAACGCATGGGCCAGCTTGCGGCGAAGCAATTCACGGGGCGCGGCGAGGATTCTCTGGAACTGCCCGGCCTGATCTACCCGGATTACAAGGGCGACATTCAAAGCCTGGATGAACTGCGCGCCATGGCTAACGACGGGCTGCCGTACGACCTGACGGATAGCATGGGCTTCTATCAAGGGCGCTGGGTTATCGAGCGGCTGGACGAGAAGCAAAGCAGCCACAAGACGGACGGCAGCCCGCGCAAGGTGGAATTCACGTTGCGGCTGTCGATCTATGACGACGGCGAAGCGGCCGACGACGGCGGCAGCATCCTGGGCAGCGCCAGCAGCGTGGCGGCCGTCGCGACCAGCGCCGCAGGTGGCACCACGGCCGCCGCGCTGTCCGGTTTCGCTGGCATGGTAAAGACGGTACAAAGCACGGCCGCCAGCACGCTGGGCAGCCTGAAAAGCGCCGCTGCGCAGGTGCAAATCTCCGTCGCGCCCGTGCTGACGGAAGCGAACAGCGCTATTGGCGCGCTGAACCGTGGCATGGACGTGGTTAAAGACCTTCGGAACACGGCGCAGGACGTTGCGCAGCAAGTGCAGAGTATTGGCAACATCGGCGGTGCATTGAGCGGCGCCAAAACGATATTGGACAAAATCGACACGCTGGGCATTCATGCCGCTTCGGCGGGGCGGATTATTGACAATATCAGCACCGTGGCGGGCACGCTGCCCACTGCGGCTGCCACGGCACTGGCGACAGCCGGGAAGGCCACCACGTCGGTTTCTACCCTGCTGGCGACGACGCAAAGCGCAACCAATAGCCTGATAAAGAAATTCACATGACGGCGCAATACATCGCGCGTGCTGGCGACACGCTGGACTTTATCGCCTGGAAACAATACGGCTCTGTCACGCCGTCGATTCTGGCGGCCGTGCTGGCGGCTAATTACGGCCTGGCTGATATGGGTCCGGTGCTGCCCGTTGGCACGCTGGTGGCGCTGCCCGTGATCGACGTAAAAACGGAAGTGGCGGCCACGGGCGGGGTTTCGCTATGGACATGAATCTGGCGCCCGCGTTTTCCATCAAGGCGAACGATACCGACATAACGGCCGTTATCGTTGACCGGTTCGTGTCGCTGTCGCTGACAGACGAAACGGGCGACAACTCCGACAAGCTGGAAATTGTGCTGGCCGACCACGTGGACGGGAAGCGCATCAAAAAGCCGCCGACCGGCGCCGAAATTTCGCTGTCACTGGGATACGACGGCGTAATGACGGAAAAGGGAATTTTTGTCTGCGATGGCGTGAAACGTACAGGCTGGCCGCGCCAGCTTACGATCCTGGCGCACGCGGCGCCGTGGGATCAAACGCCAAAAGGGAAAGTCGATTTTCAATCCCACAAATCACGTTCGTGGAAGCTGGGAACGACCATCGGCGCGATGGTCGCAAAGATGGCGAAAGAACATGGTATGGCCGCGATAGTTTCGCCCGCGCTTTCCAGCGTGGTGCTGCCGCACATCAACCAGTCCGAAGAATCGGATATGAACCTGCTGCTACGCATCGCGAAGAAATACGACGCGATTGCAAAGCCAGCGGGCGGCAAGCTGATTTTCACCAAGCGCGGCGACGCAACGACGGCAAGCGGCGCGGCGCTGCCCAGGATCGCGGTAAAGGCCGGCAATTGCAGCGCGTTTCATTGGGAAGAATCCACGCGCGAGTCCGCTGGTACTGTGGTGGCGTACTACCACGCCACGCGAGCCGCGAAGCGCCACGAAGTGACGGCCGGAACGGGCGAGCCGGTGAAGCGCCTAAAGCAGTATTTCGCCACGCCAGCAATGGCGCTGGCTGCCGCCAAAGCCGAATTGGCGCGGCGGGCGCGGGGCGGCTTTAACTTCGAAGTCAACATACCCGGCGAGCCGAAGCTGACGGCCGAATCCATTCTGGACGTGTCGGAGTTTGGCGACGAAGCAGACGGAGAATGGTTAGTGAAACGCGTTCAACACGAAATGAGTAAGGACGCCTATCGCTGCGTGGTTTCATGCGAGAAGCCCAACAGCGACGCCGACGTGGAAGCCGCGATGAACGGCGCCGAGTCGGACAGCGCCGAATAATCCAGATGGACGAAACACCGCCAGCCATGGCCCGGCGCATCGCGCAGGATGCGCCGTATTTATCCAGATAAACGCAGACCGCCCGCCTGCGCTTCGTTTCAGTCTTCCGCGCCTTCCACGTCCATTGCACCATGCAGCGGGCAGTGCGGGCGGCCGACTTCCAGCCACTTTTTGGTGATTCGCACCGTGTAGCCGCATTCCGCGCAGCACGCCTTCAGAAGCCTGGCTGATTGCTTTTTCGGGCCGGTGGAAATTTCGCCTTCGCCTTCGCCATCCAGGGCAGAACCTTCGCCCGCAAAAAAGCCCGTGGGTGGCGCCCACGGGCTTATGTCTTTCAGTTATGATTTTTTGGCGATACTACGTCAAAAAGGTATGTCGTCGTCCATTTCATCGAACCCGCCGCCAGCCGGTTGCGCTGCCGGTTGTGCGGCCGTGGACGGGCGCGGTTGTCGTGCTTCGCCACCCTGCGAGCCGTCGCCATTGCGCGGGCTGCCGAGTAGGCCGAGTTCCGAAACCTGAATTTCTGTGCTGTAACGGTCTGTGCCGTCCTGCGCCTGATACTTTCGCGTCTTGATTTTGCCGACGACGAAAATATGGCTGCCTTTCTTTACATACTCATTGGCGATTTCCGCGAGTCGCCCGAACACGCTGATGCGGTGCCATTCGGTCGCTTCCTTCATTTCGCCGCTTGCCTTGTCTTTCCATTTTTCCGTGGTAGCCAGGCGGATATTAGCCACGGCATCACCGCTGGGCAGATACCGCACTTCCGGGTCTGCGCCAACGTTGCCGATAAGTTCAACCTGGTTTCTGTGAAATGCCATGTGAAAGTCGCTTTCCGAAAGAGTGATTTGTAAGACGAATGTTACGCGAACGTGGACGGCTGCGCCACGGCGCGAGTAAGCATCATGAAGCCCAGGCGAAGGCTGCGCGCGCCTTCTTCTTCCCAGCCCATTGCTTCGACGGCGACAGCCTGCAATTCTTCGTCACCTTTTGCCTGGTTGAACTGCCTTGCCGTGCGCTGCTGCACTTCCTCAACCAGTTTTTTTGTTTCCTCACCGTGCGCCTTGATGCGGTTCATCAAGTCGATAGTCGGCTGGTCCAGGTCGCGATAGCCTGCGATGTTTTTGTGCTGGTCTTTCATTGTTTATGGTTCCTTTCTTGCTATGTCGGCGCGGACTAAATAAGCATTTGCGTGAATGATTATCAGCGATACTTTTCGAATTCTCTAGCGCAATCAGGGCCGCAAAACAGCCTCAATTCGTCGCCTTCGAATGGTTCGGCGCACCGTGGGTTTTTGCAGCAGCCTTCAGCCTTCACGCGCGGCGCTGCATCCGCGCGTGCCCGTTGGACCTGGAGCGATTGCGCCAGGTCCAATTCGATTCTGTGCTGGGCCTGGTCCAGCACGTCAGAGAACATTTCTGCCATGGTTAAGCGGGTGCCCGCTCCATCGCGATGACTGCGCCAGCCAGGTAATTGATAGCGCCCAGCAGTTCGCGCACGCCCGCTTCGCGATTCAGGCGCTGGGATTCTTCGGATTTCTTGAACGCCTGGGCCAGCAGCGAGCCGACGCCGAAGCGCCGCGCCATGTCCTGCATAACCTGCGCGTCGAACGGCTCGCCGTCCCGCGCATGGCGTTCGGCGCCCTTGCCGTGGGCTGCCTGCTGGAAAGCGCGGGCCAGCACGCGGGCCAGGCTTTGATAACCCGGCGCATCGAGCAGCACGCCGGATTCAGCGCCCGGCGCCTGCGCGGGGATCATTTCGAGCGCGCCGACCGCGAAGTAATCGACGGCGCCCGAAACTTTGCTATCAAGCTGAATGGCAATCAGCCCGTCCTGGCAAAGCCGCTTCACGGTGCCATCGCTGCCCGCCATCGGCACGTGTACGCGGCTTCCAACGGATATGAAAAGGGTATTGGTGGCTGTCATGCTGTCGCCCCGTCCAGCGCCGCATTTACGCCCGCGAGTTCGGTGCCGCCCGCCTGCGCTTCGGTGCGCTGCTTGTCGAATGCTGCGGCCTGGTCTTTCAGATCGGAAGGGCAGGTGGCATCTTTGCTGATGCGCTTACGCATCGCGGCGGGCAGCGCCTTCCACGCGGCCACCAGTTCCGCCGTGCCCTTTTCCGCGACAAGGCGCAGCGAGTCGATAGCGCGCTGCTTTTCTTCGTCCACCTGGCTGCCGCCGTCCACCCATTCGCGGATGCCCAGGCCGTGTTCATAGCCCAGGAACCCTTCGTGCCAGCCGACCGCGCCCACGATTTCTTCCAGGTCCGGGTGGCTTTTCAGCACTTCGCGCTGCTTGCCGCCGTCGTACATCATGATTGACACGGTAAGTTCGAATGGGAAGTTCTTTTCGCAAATCGGCTGGATGCCCTGCGGTTCGTATTCCGTCTTACCGTTGACCCTCACCATCTTCGTTTTCTCGCGCGCCCGCATGCATGCGATAACGTGCATGGGCGACGACAGCAGCGCATTAACAAAGCGCTTGTGTTCCGCCTTCGCGTCGTTCCACTTTGCAATTTTCAGCGACGAGCCGGGGGGGTTCGCGATTTCTTCGCAGCCGCCCGTGCCTTCCCATTCGTGGGATGTGCTGTCGATAATCAGCACTTCGAAACCCGCCTTCGCGGCGCCTTCGATAACGTCGATATAGCGCTGCGGACTGAACGGGGCGTACAGGTCGTGAATCATGAATTTCTTCACGTTGCCGTCCGCATCCTGCAACACGCGGGCGAACAGACGGCCGCGCCGGTTTTCCGTGCAGACAAAGCCGATTTTCGACGTGTCGCCCTTCACCATGCCGTGGGCGATTTCCAGCGCAGTGCGGGTTTTACCGCCGCCGCTGATGCCAGCCAGGCCAATAACGAGCCGGGCGCCTTCGCGTTCCGCAGTTTCAAATTTGATAGTCACTTTCTTTTTATCCTTTAGGCCGCCAGGCGCTGCACGCCCTGGCTGACATACCAAGCTGGCAGCGCCAGGCTTTCCACTTTCTCGCTATAGGCCGGAAACTTCCCGGATTGCAGGCATTCCGCGTACCGGTTCAGGTTTGCCCGGTACTGCATCCGGCCTAGCTCCACGTCTTCAGCCCGCAACACATACACGCCGACCGCGTGCGGCGCCTTCTTTTCCACCGCGATAAACACGAAGGCGCGCGGCTTGCGCTTCACTGCTGCCAAGCCATCCCTATAAAACGGGTCCTGGACGTGATACCGATAGTTCGCGCACGACTTCGCGAATTCTTCTGGGCTGGCGTCTTCCGTCGTCTTCAGGTCCACCACGAAATCGTCATGCGTCAAATAGTCCGGGCGGCATCGGCACAGCACGCCAGTAACCTTGTCCACCCAATAAACCGATTGCTCAGGATTCCCAGGTTTTTGCAGCAAGGCTGCCGCCTTCGGATGCGCCATGACGGCTTCGCGCATCCTGTGCAGCACGTCCCATTCCTCTGCTTGCAGGACCGAGCGGTGGCCGTTGTTACGCTCCCACTCTGCCTTCAGATCGCGCCACAGAGTAACCGGCTTTTCATTCGACCGCAGCAGCGCCGCGAGTTGTTCCGTCGTGCCTGAAACAGACAGCAGCCCTTCGCGCGATTCGTTCAGCGTGCCGATAAGCTGCTTCAGTTCAGCGCCACTCATTGCTTCGCAGGATTCGCGCGTCCACACCATCGCGTCCACGTCCGTTTGCGCCGTAATGATGCGTTCAATCTGCTCCGCCTTCGACCCGGTAACTGGCAATTTCGGCAGCCGCTTGGCGTTCAGGCTTTCGACCATCGACACCAGCACTTCCTTATCGTCAATCGCGTCCGGGTAATCACTGCGCCGCATGCCCAGCGTGTATTCCGTTGCAAACACCTTCGGTTCCAGCACCAGCGCATGAAACGCGGTCCCGATGGCCTGCGCCGCCGTTGGCACCCTTTCTTCGTGAGGCGCATCACGTGCCGCCTTCAGATGCGCCGGGCTTCGGTTAATCAGGTCCAGTAGCGACTTTGAGACCCCTGGGCCGCCGTGGTAATCCGCGTTCGAAATGTCCGGGTAAATGCCTGGCTTCATGCCTGTAAATCCTGTGTTGCTTATCGAACGTACACAACATTTAGAGCGTGTTAGAGCGTTGTTCGATAAGGAGATTTTGGGTTTTCGGTTTCCAAAAGTCAACGTGCAAGGAAACAATTTTTAACGTGTCGTTTACCAGCCACAGCAAAGTTTACTGATTCGGTAACATTTGCCGATCTTAGCGCAAATCGGTAATATTGACCGAAACGTGGCGTGGAAGCGACAGAATGGCGGTTGTGCTTAGGGGGTATCAGGAGGAACTGATTGCGAAGGCGCGCGACGCCCTGCGCAGGCATAAACGCATCCTGATTCAATCCGCCACGGGTTCCGGGAAAACCGCGCTGGCCACGCATATGGCGATCCAGTCCGTATCGCGCGGGAAGAAAGTTAATTTCATCTGCCACCGCGCCGAACTGGTGGAAGGCACCAGCAAGACGTTCCACAAATTCAACCTGCCGCACGGATTCATCGCGGCGGGGCGACCCATGACCGTCCGCACCATGGCGAACGTGTGCAGCATCGACACGCTAAAGGCGCGGCTGGAACAGGTGGAAGCGCCCGACGTGGCCATATGGGACGAATGCCACCACATGGGCGCAGCGGGCTGGCAACTCGTCATGAAGTCATGGCCGAACACGTATCACATTGGGCTGTCGGCGACGCCGTGGCGGCTGGACGGGACCGGGCTAGGTGATTTCTTCGATGAAATGGTTACTGGCCCGTCCGTTTCCTGGCTGATCGAGGAAGGCCACCTGTCCGAATACCGGGTGTACGCGCCGCACGTGCCCGATATGACCGGCGCCCGTAAGTCCATGGGCGACTACACCAAGGCCGACGCCGCCGAGCGGATGGACAAGCCCAAGTTGACGGGCGACGCCATCGGGCACTGGCAAAGGCTGGCCAGCGGCCTGCGAACGGTGGTCTTCGCCACGACCATTGCGCACAGCCAGCACGTTGCCGAACAGTTCAACGCGGCAGGCGTACCGGCTGCGCACCTGGACGGTGGCACGCCAAAGGGCGAGCGAACCCGAATCATCCAGGAATACGCTGCCGGGCGCATCCTGGTGCTGTGCAATGTTGACCTGTTCGGGGAAGGCTTCGACCTGGCCAGCATCGCGCAATGTGATGTGACGATTGATTGCGTAATGATGCTGCGGCCGACGCACAGCCTAAGCCTGTTCCTGCAAATGGTCGGGCGCGCGCTGCGGCCGTACCTTGGAAAAATCGCAATCATTCTGGACCACGCGGGTAACACCCTGCGCCACGGCTTCCCGGACGACGAACGCGAATGGACGCTGGAAGGGCGGCAGAAGGGCAAGGGCGGGAAGAAACAGGAAGGGCCGCCGCCACCTATAACGTGCGATAGGTGCTTTCAGCAAATCCGCCGCCCCTTGCCGCCGAAGTGCCCGACGTGCCAGAAAATCCTGCTGGGCGAAGCAAAGCTGCCAGAGGCGGACGACGGCGAACTGGCAGAAGTGACAGAGGCAGAGAAGAAACGACGGCGCGCAATTCTTCGCCAGGAGGAATCCGAAGCGCAGGATTTAGGCGCGCTGATCGCGCTGGGAGCCAAGCGCGGTTACAAAAAACCAGCAGCTTGGGCGCACAAAAAATTCCAGAACAGCCCGTGGAGAAAGCGACTTTCAGAAAAACAACACGAAGCGGTGGGGATATGAAAATTCCATTGTGTTTTCTTTTGGAAACATGGATAATTCCATTTGTGCGTGATGTTACGGGGTTTGTATGGATGCCGTCGTTTGGATTTGCGGTGTTTTTGCCGTCCTGTTTGCCTATCTGATATGGGACGGATTACGGGGCGCGGCGATGTTCCCGCGCGATGATGAATCAAAGAGAGTGAAAACATGAAGAAAATGGCTTTCAACATTGGCGGCGGAATCGTGCTTGGCTTGGTGCTTATGATTGGTCCGATCCTGGACGGCATTCGCAATATTCCCGTCTGACATGGCGCGCATCCACGTCCGTTGCCGACACTGCGAAACGCGCCGCGTGCTTCGGCATCACCCGGATTTGTACCAGGTGATACCGCAATGTCGCGTGTGCGGCCGCCGCGATTTCCGGCCGGATGCGTGGATGAACAAGCGGAACACGCGGGCCATGGGTTGCATGTGCAGCGGCTACGCGTGGGCCGGGAACATGAGCGGAGCATTACACCGCAAGGGTTCGAAACAGTGCTGGTATAGGGCCGATGGAACGCGCCGCGAGTACGGCGACGCGGACTATTACAAGCCCGAATTTTTGGAAGCGGCCTAACGGCCATTAACCGGGAGTCTGAAAGATGGCAGAGAAACACAAATCGTATCGAGACCTGATCGCAGAAGGCACCGCATCGCGCGTTAATGCCATGAAGTTCCGAATCCAGGACGTGCATGAGCAGCCTGGCTTTAACCTGCGCGACGAACAGGCCGTGGACGAAAGCGGCGAAACGTTCGCGGAAGGCATCGAGCGATTCGCGGAATACATCGCGGCGGGTGGCACCTATCCGCCTATCGAAATCCGCATCCGCGATGATGGCGGGGTGTGGGTTGTGGACGGCCACCGCCGACGCCGCGCCGTGATGCGCGCCATGGAAATGGGTGCGCCGCTGGCCGACAAAAACGGCGACGTGTGGATGCAGGTGATTGCGTTCGAAGGCAATGACGTTGACCGCCTTACGCGCATCATGACGTCCAATGAGTCGCGCAAGCTGACAGACCTGGAGCGCGCCGCTGGCTACAAGCGCCTGGCTGCCTTCGGTCTTTCGTCGTCCGACATTGCCGCGAAGGTAAGCCGCAGCCGCCCCCACGTCGAACAAATGCTGATCCTGGCAAACGCCAATCACGACGTACACCAGGCCGTCCGCGAAGGCCGCATTTCTGCCACGGCCGCCATTGAACTGGTGCGCAAGGAAGGCGAAAACGCGGGCGCCGTGATTAAGGAGAAGTCAACGGCTGCCGGTGGCGGGCGCGTGAAGAAAGGCGACCTGAAGCCCAAGGCGCTGCCGCCGAAAGTAGTTGCCGAAGTAACCGACGCACTGGCGTGGTTCAAAAAAGAGGGATTGAACCGCGAGCAACGCAAGGCGATTGCCCTGGCTGAAAAAGACCCGGCGCAGCACGGTAACGCAATGATCGAGATTTCGGCGGGCACGCTGGCCGAACTGACGAAGGCCGCCGCGCTGATCGAGGAAGCCCGCAAGCAGCAAGACGCGAAGGCCGCAGAGAAGGCGGCGAAGGCCAGCCAGGGCGAACTGCCAGAAGGCGACGACGAGCGGGACGCCGCGTAATGGTCCGGGGCTACATCATTTCTTTGGGCGACCTGACGGGCCACATGGTGCAGCCCTGGGTGGATGCGGGTTATCACGCTGTGCTGGTGGACCCGCAACACCCGAAGGGTGTCCACACCAGCGCGCCGAACGCCAAGGGCGGCACCATTACACGCATCGGCGCAACCATCGTGGAGTGCGCCGACGTGCTAGGCACTTTCTTTCGGCTGTTTCGCGAAGCGCCCGCGGTGTTTGTCGCTGGCTTCCCGCCATGCACGGACGTGGCCGTATCCGGCGCCCGCTGGTTCAGCCTGAAGGCGAAGAAAGATAAGCACTTTCAGGCAAAGGCCGCGCTGGTGGCGGAACAGTGCCGCATGGTCGGACTGTTGTCGGGCGCGCCGTGGTTTTTCGAAAATCCCGTATCTGTCTTTAGCGCGATTTTCGGCAAGCCGTCGCACACGTTCAACCCTTACGACTACACGGGTTACGAGCCGGGCGACAACTACACGAAGAAAACGTGCCTGTGGTCGGGCGGTGGCTTCGTGATGCCAGCGCCGTGCCGCGATATGTCGCTGGGTGCGCCAGATAACCGGATTCACACGGCACCGCCAAGCGAAGACCGGGCGAATTTTCGCAGCGCCACGCCCATGGGTTTTGCGCGGGCTGTGTTTGAAGCGAACGCGCCGCATTTCCAAGCGCTGAAGGCGGCAGCATGAAGAAATGCTGTCGCAACTGCCTACATGCCCAGTTCGAGCTTACGCCGACAGGCAGGCCGAAAAGAAAACTGGCGGGACGGTGCAGGTTCCCGCTGCCGGAAGTCCCGGCAAACCTGCCCGCATGCGTGGAGCCCGTCGTTTTCAGAAAGACAGCAATCTGGCCTGACCATGAAGACTGCCCCGTGTGGGAGCCGAAGAAATGAAAGAAACCGCAATCCAGAACGAAATCAGAAACGCGCTTGCAGGCGAATGCATGCTGTTTCGGGCCAACGTTGGAACGGCGTGGACGGGCAACGACATAAAGCGGCTGCCCAATGGCGCAATTCTGATTATGGACCCGCGCCCGTTTTCCACGGGACTGCCGCCCGGCTTCGCTGACCTGTTCGGACTGGTAACGGTGGAAATCACGCCCGGCATGGTGGGGCAGCGCTTCGCTCAGTTCCTGGCGGGCGAAGTGAAGACGGCAACGGGCCGCAAGCGCAAGGCGCAGGGTCCGTTCCTGGATGCAATCAAAAAAGCCGGTGGCCGTGCCGACGTATGGCGCAGCGCTGCCGACGCACTGCGGACCATCGGCAAATGAAAGCGAAACGCGCGTATCGAGCCACGGACTGGCTATCGCCTGTCGTCGTGATGGAAAGCGGGGACGTGGAACGGGACGCGCAGCGCGTTATGGGGCTGCCGAAGCTGTGGCGGCGACAGCATGAAATCTGGCGCGTGGGGCACTTGCACGGGCTGGAACACGAAACCGCTGTGAAACGGCGGGTTGCTCAACTTTGGAATGAAAAGGAATTGAAAAATGCAGCATGACAACCACGCAATTAAAACGGCAGGCGAAATTTTGACTGATCGGTGTTTCGGCGCGTCGTTCGCTTCTGGCTGGTGGACGAACCTGAAAACTGGCGAAGACATGCGCATGGCCAACAACGTGCCGGAAAAGCTAATGCTGATCGTTTCCGAAGTCGCTGAAGCGATGGAAGGCCACCGTAAAAACCTGATGGATGACAAGCTGACGCATCGGCCCATGGTGGAAGTGGAACTGGCCGACGCCGTGATTCGAATTTTCGATCTGGCGGGCGCGAAGGGTTACGACGTGGCGGGCGCGATTGTCGAAAAAATGGCATTCAACGCACAGCGCGCCGACCACAAACCGGAAAACCGGCTGGCCGAAGGTGGCAAGGCGTACTAATGCAGTCCACGCGCGAACGGGTAATGGCCGCCCTGGCTGACGATGATTTGACGTCGGCGCAAGTGGCCGAACTGCTTGGGCTGCATCGCAACACGGCGGATTACCACCTGCGCCGGGCGCGCAAAGAGAAACGGGCGCACGTGTGCGGGTGGGATCGGCACGAAGGCACGCAAGGCGATTGGGGCGCGATATACCGGAGCGGCGAAGGGCAAGACGTTCCGCCGCCGAAGACCATCAAAAAGATAATGGCGAGGGTGTACGGCCGCCGCTATTACCGGGCTAACCGCGCCATGATCCGTGCCCGCAGCGCTGCGAAAAACGGCAAGCTGGGGCACTACGTGCAACTACTCCCATGAAAAAGAAAATCGCTTTCGTGTTGTATCCCGGCTTCGTCCGATCCGTCAACGACGGCGACGAGCATTACATAAGCGCCAACGAACTGGCGCGGCTGTACATGCTGGAACCCGGAACGTGGACCGTTTACCAGCCGCCGCGAGCATTCGACAGGGCGGCAAGCTGGCGCCGCGATCCATACGAAGGCATGAAAGCGATTTTCCCGCGCAGCGATGGCAAGTATCCAATTTTCGGGGGCGACGATGAATGCAGCGCAGTTCGCACGGGCGCGTGACAGAATCACGCGAGAAGGGAAAGGCCGTAAGGGGTACGAAACAAACGCAATGCGGCGCCTGATACGTGATGCGCGGGCGCTGATAGTTATATGCGGCCAAAGCATAGTTGGGTGGCGTATGACCGATGGCGCGATAGTCTGCCATAAACGCCGGTACGGAACGCGCGAAGCTGCGGTGGCGGATATGTTGGGCATCCAGGCAGAGTATGGCAAGCGGTGGGCGCCGCGCCGCGCTTACCAGTGTGATTTTTGCGGTGGCTTCCACCTAACCAGTAAAATATCAATCAGCGAGGGTTGAAATGTTGTGCCCGAAATGCAAACACGCGACGAAGGTTAAAGACACGCGCGGCACGATGCGCCGCCGTTCATGCATGAACATTGAGTGCGGCCACGGGTTCGTGACTGACGAGGTGTTGACTGAACGGCCGATGCCGCGCACGACCGCCGAAGCAAATAAGCTGACGCTGGAAAAGGAATTCAGTACTGATTCGACCATCAAAGCGCTGCGCAGGCGAATTGCCGAACTGGAAGCCGCCCTGGAAGCTGCGGCCGACGAGCCGACAGCCGAACCGAAGACGGCCGCAAAAAATCCGCAGCCTTCGCCCGCCCTTCCCGTAAAATCGCGCAAGCCCGCTTCCCTTCGCGTTCCGTTCAGAAGGCCAGCAGGAGAATCCCGCCCGGCCGCGTTCTTCAGCCGCGAATCGCTGGTGGCAGACGTTGTGGCCACGCAGCGCGACGAGCCGCCCGCCCCTTCGCCGTCCTGGGTGCCCAAGCTGCCGCCCGCCGCGTTTGGTCGCATGCGGTAAAAGCAACATAAACTTATTTACCTATGGAAACGTCCAGGGCTATAATGCGCTGGACGTTTTTCTACATTGGCCCGGCGCGAGGATATGAACACTACAACGACCAAGCAGAACACCACCCGGCTGCAATACCTGATGCGCCGCCACCACCTGGACGTGGCCGAAGTGGCCGCGATGCTTGAACGCCAGGAAGCAACCGTGCGCCAGTGGATTGCCGGAAATCGGCCGATTTCTGAAAGCCTGCTGGAAGTGCTGCGCACGAAGCTGGAAAGCAGGCCGCGCCGACGCGACCCGCGCACGGTTCGCCTGTTCGAAATCATGGAGTCAAACAGCCTGACGCTGCGCGACGTGGCCAAAATCGTGGACCGTTCAGAGCAAACGGTAAGAATCTGGCGCTGTGAGGCAAAGATTATCCCCGCGCATACGCTCCACTTCCTGGAAGCGCACGTTTCGAACAAAACAGCGGCGTAAAAATGACGATTGATTTTCGCGTTGTAAATGCCGCGCTGAATCCGTCCATGGTTGTGCCTGAGTGGTTGCCCGATGGTAAGAAAGTGGGCGAAAACTGGATGGCGCGGGGTGGTGCGCTGGGCGTGAATCTCACGACCGGCAAATGGTCCCTGTTTTCGAGTGACGACCGATCCGACCGTGGCGGCGACCTGGTGGGGCTGTATGCGTGGATTTTCTGCAACAAAAACCAGGTGGAAGCAGCGCGCGAACTGATGCAGAAACACGGCATCGTGGACGACGCCGACGCACGCGAGCGCGCCGCGAAGGTGACGCCGCTACAACAACCGACGTACACGCCAGTAATGCCGGTTCCGGCCGACGTGCCGCAGGAGCCGAATCTGTCGTGGCAGAAGGGTTTCAAGCATCCCAAGCTGGGCAGGCCGACGCACGACGTATGGGCGTACCGCGACATTGAAGGCCGCCTGCTTATGTACGTGGCGCGGTACGTGGACGAAGACGGCGACAAACAGGTGGTGCCATGGTCGTGGGGCACGCATCCGACCACCGGCAAAGTGGGCTGGCAAATGCGCGGGCTTACGGGCGGCATGAAACGGCCGCTGTACGGGCTGGAAAAGCTGGCCGCATACCCGGCGCACGACGTGCTGCTGGTGGAAGGCGAGAAGACTGCCGACGCAGCCCAGGCGCTGCTGGGCGACGCGTGCATAGTCCTGTCCTGGATGGGCGGCATGGGAGCCGCGGATAAAGCCGACGTGCGCCGCATGAAGGATCGCAAGGTGTACTTGTGGCCCGACTTCGACGTGTTCCGCGAAAAGCTGACGCAGGCGGAAAAAGACGCGAAGGTTGACCCGGAAAGCAAGCCCATTTTGCCGCTGCACAAGCAGGGTGGTGCGCTGGCCATGATGGCGATTGCGTCGAACCTGAAGGGCATCACGGCAGATGCGAATATTCGCATGGTGTCCTACACGCCCGGCGAGAAGCCGCACGGCTGGGATTTGGCCGACGCGCTGGCCGAAGGCTGGACCGGCGAAGACGTGCTGAAAATGCTTGCCGAGCGTTCGCACGACCCGCGCGAAGTGATGGCCGCCGACACGGCGAAGCCTGCCGCGCCTGCTGCGCCCGCTGGTGGTGGCGACAAGCCCGCACAAAAGCATGCGCCGCTGGCCTATCCGGTGAATGAATTCGGGTTCCCTGATCGCGGCGACAAAGGTCCGATTGACACACTGGAAAACCTGGATTACATGCTGGCGCAATACGGCATCACAGCGCGTTACAACGTGATTTCAAAGGAAGTGGAAGTGACGATACCGGGCGCACAGTTCAGCCAAGACAATCATATGGAAGCGTGCCTGGCGACCATCGGCAGCCTGTGTTCGCGAAACCGCATGCCACGGGCGAACGTTACCGGCTACATAACGACCCTGGCTGACGCTATCAAGTACAACCCGGCCGCCGACTGGATCGACAGCAAGCCATGGGACGGCACCGACCGTATCGAAGCGCTGGCCGATACGCTGGACCCGCGCGACGCGGAACTGGCGCGGCTGCTGCTGCGCAAATGGATGGTGGGCGCCGTGGCGGCCGTCTTCGAAGCGCGAGGATTCGCGATGCAAGGCGTTATCGTGCTGCTGGGCGAACAGAATCTAGGGAAGACGACCTGGATTAAGCACATGGCCGAGTTTGACGAAAAGCTGGTGAAGGAAGCGGCCGTGCTGAACACCGCCGACAAAGACAGCATTAAGCAGGTGGTTTCTTACTGGCTGGTCGAGCTAGGCGAACTGGAAGCGACTTTCAGTAAGTCAGACATTACGGCGTTGCGCGGGTTCATCACGCAGCAGGTGGACGAAATTCGCCTGCCGTATGCGCGGGCGTCCAGCAAGTTTCCGCGCCGCACGGCGTTCCTGGCCAGTGTCAATGATCGTACGTATTTGCGCGACGAAACGGGCAACCGGCGATACTGGACGATTGATTGCGGGCCTGAAATGAACGCCATGCACGACATTGATATGCAGCAGGCGTGGGCACAGGCGAAGACGCTTTACCTGGCTGGCGCGCAACATCACTTGTCTAAGGAAGACAACGCCCGATTGGCAGAAAGCAATATCGGCTACACGGAACGCAACCCGCTGGAAGACCTGATTTATCACCGCTTCGATTGGAGCAAGCCCGCCGCGTCGAAAATGGCCGCCGCCGAAGTGTGCATTCAAATCGGGTACGACAAGCCGACAAGCAAGCAGGCAAAGGACGCGGCCACGATCCTGCGCAAGCTGACCGGAAGCGAGCCGAAGAAATCGAACGGCCGCCTTGTGTTCGCTGTACCACCTTTGCAAACAAATCGTTACAAAGACGAGGGCTTTACCGGCGACGACAATACCCGCCCCTTCTAAATTTTGCTAAACTGCGCACATGCCCGGTTTTCCGGGCAGTGTCAACAGCGGGGATTACAAAATTGTGAAAGGGGTAGGCCATGGGTTCATTGCTCAACGAAAAGGAAGCGCGCGAATTGCTGGAAGGGTTCGGCAAGGCTAACAGCCTGGAGGAAGCCGAATTACACGGCATGATGCGTATGTTGTCGCTGGTGGCAAATGGTGGCCGCATGGACTTCCCCACGATTGTGGGGCGCATGCGCCGGGTGGTGGAGGCGGCAAGCCAGGAAGTGGCTGCGCACTGAGCCATGCAAAACAGACGCCGGAAAGCCACCCGCTGGTGGCTTTTTTTACGTCCAGCGCTTGCGTTTGCTTATGGAAACGTTGAAAATCGCTTTCACCATAACAAAGGGGAAACGGATGATTGACACTCTGAAGCTATCGCGGCGCCTGTCGGATGCTGGCATGGATCGCAAGCAGGCCGAAGCAATCGCGGACGAACTGAACGAAGGGTTGCGCGAATCCGCTGTGACCAAGGGCGACTTGGTGGTGGCGAAGGCCGACATTATGACGACCATCGCGAAGGCTAAGAATGAAATGCTTACATGGCAAATCGGTATCGCGCTGGCGCTGTTCGGCGCGCTGAAGTTCATAAAGTGATGCGCGGATACAACAGTTAAAAGACCACCTGCGGGTGGTTTTTTGTTGACTGATAAATCGGGCTTGCGTTTCCCTATGGAAACATTGATAATCGCTTTCATCAACAACGAGGAGTGATGCATGAGCACTGATAACGTAGAAAATGCAGCAGCGGCAGCCAGGGTGCTGGCGAAGGTGCTGGTTAATGTGGAAAAGGGCATGCCGGTTGATGTTGCTTACAACCTGGAGTTCGGCGCTGGGGCTTATGAAAAGCTGGCGGCAGACATTCACGACGCGGCAAACAAAGGGGCGAAGTGATGACGAAAGGTGAGGAAATGCGGGAGTGCCCGAAGTGTGGCAATCTGTTGGACCTGCTTGAATACTTGGCGCCGAACGCGCCGACGCTGGAAGAAATTGTGAGGGATCGGCCGGAACTGACTGCCGCGCCATGCGACGATGAACATTTGCGCGTATGGGCGGCCATGCCGAAGCACTGGCAAAACAGTATCAGCCCGGAGCAATTGCGCATTGCGATTGATGCAGTGGACGCGGTGCGGGCTGCGAACGGCGAAGGGCCGCTGGAAAAGCTGCTGGCGCATGCGTGGGGTGTCGATGTCAAATACAACAGGGATAACACCGTGCGTCGAATCGTGATCGACGTTCGCGACACAACCACGTCGGCGCCTTACTTTGTTGAGCAATCGGCGGCCATTGTTAGAGAATTCTGCCAGTCTGCAAAAGGAGCGATAGAATAGGCCACCAATAACTACGGGGCGACCATGTTTCTAGTGCTGCTGTTCCTGCTGTTCCTGTTTGGCGTCTTCCTGCTATTCATCGGGGCGCTAGGATACTTCTGTATGTCGCTGTCCATGTTCCGGGCCGCGAAGTCGTTAGAGCGGGCAAACACCTGCGCGAACACGCATAACTAGACCCGCACGAAAGCCACTTACAAGCCACCTTCGGGTGGCTTTTTTGTTGTCTTTTTCGTTTAAACGCAAAACGGTGCTTGCGTTTACTTATGGAAACATTTATGATTCTTCCATCGACAACGAAACGGGGCAGAAAATGACGATCAAACAAATCCAGCGCAACATGGCGGCGGCACTTCTGGCTAACGGCGTGAGCGCAGAAATCACGTTTTGCCGCGCCGATATGTTCAGCGTGCTGGTGGACGATGGATCGCAGTTCGAGAAGGCAAAAGACGTTATGGCGCGCGTGTCGAATGCGAAGCTGGACAGCGAAGACCGCGACGAAGAATGCGGAAACATCGCTTACTACACGTTCTAACAACCACGCCCGCTTCGGCGGGCATCAATGGAGGGAAAACGAAATGTCACGCACCGCACAGCAAATGCTTTCCTGGAAGCGCCTTCGCAACACTGGCGACCGATTCGCGCGCCAGCTTTACAGCACCGAACTACTGTTTCTAGCGCGCCAGATAATCGCTGGCCAATACTGAACCAAGCCCGCCGCGTGCGGGCTTTTCCAGTGAAACGGTGGCCGGTGCCGCCGTCGTTCGGAATCCTGAAAATGACTATCAGAAAGCGGGTGCGAGTAACAGAGCGGGCAAAGGCTTACGATGCCGCCAACGCGCCGACGACAGGGCTAGTCTATGCCCTGGCTGATGCTGTGGCGCAGAGTGTCGCTGACGCGCTGGGAACGCCCGTTGATATCGTCATTCATGGAATGGTTAAAATTTCCAGGCAGCCGCAGAAGGCGGCATAGGGGGTGGTGTGAGTGAAGAAAAAATGAACGTTCCATGCGGCGATGCCGTCTTTTCGGCATTGGATGCGCGAGCGCAATCGTATGTTAGTCGCGAAGCCGTGGAGGACGTGCTTATAGCGGTGCGTTCACTTATCGCCCGCCAGCCTGCCGCTATCGACAAGCAAGACGAGATTGCACGGATCAGATACGGGGCGCTGCGTGACGCCGAAAACATTGCCCGTCTATTCGACCTAGGGACGCCGGACGGTCATGCTATCGCGGACTCTATCCGCAAACTGGCAGAGGCAGAGCGTGCGGGACAAACTGCCGCGCCATCGGTCGAGCAGGACGAGCGCGGGGCGTTCGCTCAAGCTGCGATTCGAATGCTCGAAGGCTACGCGGAAAGCTACGAAAGCATGTCGCGGATGAACGGCGGTGGAAACAAAGTCCAGTGCTCTAGCGTTGCTTTCGACATTCGTCACAACATGGCTGGCTGGATCAAAGCCCGCGCCGCATCAACTCCCGCCAATGTGGCGCAGGGTGCGGAGGCGGTTGGTTATCTCTCAAAGGCCGACCTTGATCGGCTCCATACGTACAAGGGAACCATCTGGCCGAGCATGAACGAAGTTGCGATCATTCCTGTATACACCGCCGCCCCGCCAGCACAGAAAGCGCTCACGGATGATGCGCGCGATTCACTGCGCAGTCTTCTGTCTCATTGCTGGGAATTTAAAACCAGCTTTGACAAGAAAACCCAGCAGCCAACGGCAATTAAAGCGACGTTCAAGGTAACGACGATTGCCAGCGAGTATGCGTGTGACGAAATGGGCTCGCTTGTGGCCGATTTCCTGACCGCCGCTCAATCCGCAAGCGGAGACACGAAATGAGTGACGACCAATTCGAAGCCCATGTGAAAACCACCGCATGGTACGGGGTGTTGTCTCAAGCCGCCAAGGATGATGACGACGGCGCGAGCGTCTTTCGCATGGCTCGCATGGCTGCGAATGAGGCATGGCAAGCATCCCGCCGAACCGCGCTGGAAGAAGCGGCTCAATCGGTAGATAGCATCCGGGGATCGACCCAGTACGGTCAGGGGTATGCTAGGGAGTGTATGCATAAATGCGCCGACGCTATCCGCACCCTGACCGCCGCTCAATCCGCAAGCGGAGACGCATGACATACCTGGAACTGTGGCTGATCCTGACGCAAGCCGAAGCCCGCGTGCGACAGTACACGGGTTCGGAGTTTCCAGACGTGGCGCAGCGTTCGCAGGAAACTGTGGACCTTTGCCACCAGCGCATGGCTCGCGAAGGGATTACGCGCGACGATTTGCGCAAGCTGGCGGGTTGCTGATTTCAACCAGGCGGCCACGGGGTGGCCGTCGATTTCGAAGGGGAATTAAATGGCAGCAGTGATTATTTATGGTCCGCAGGGCTGTGGCAAGACAACGCACGGCGCGGCACTCGCGCAGCACTTCGGGAAAACGCACGTGGTCGATTGCGGCGTGCTGCCAGCCAGTTTTTTGGAAGGCGCATCATTCAGCGACAATGACCTGGTTCTAACGAACGACCGCGCGCTGGCGAAGTTGCGCGGGGAAAAGTACGGGGAGCAGGTGTACACGTTCAACGAAGCCGCGCTGGCGGCTGGCATTAACGTACGACAGCCGTATCAGCAGGAAACGGAAACGCCCGAACAGGTGGCGCAGCGCGGCCAGCGGGTGGAAGGCATTCGGGGCGGATTTATTGCATTCAGCCGCGAGCGCCAGCCCTACATGCGGGAGCCCATGATTTACGTCTACCACGTCAACCCTGACGGCAGCGGACCGCTTGACGGCGAGCCAGCCGTTTTCGAGGTGCCAGCAACGTGGACGGCCGCCGACATTAACGTGGCGCTGGGGATCGAGCGAAACGCTTACCTGGCTGGTGAGCGGGACGGATACGCCAGTGCGCAGTTTGAGATTCGCAAGGCGCTGGGTATTGAATAGCCGCTTTCTAACCACCCTCACCACCACAGCCACCCTTCGCGGTGGCTTTTTTGTTTCCAAAAAACAACGCCAGTGGCGCAGTGCATTTCATCTGCACGCACAAAACACGCACCCTATACCGTGTCTGTTCTCTGTTTTGTAACTGATCTAACACTTTCCTACACTCTCTGAGTGCATGTAGTATTATCTACGAACCCTGTATCTAGGGCAGACTGGCAGCACACAAACACGCGCAAAACTCTTACCCTACACTATGAAATCCATTCTAGAACTGATCGCACAAGCCAATCAAATCTGCGCCACGGAAGTGGTGGGCACATGCACCGCTGACGGCGTGCTGGCGGCGCTGGCGATACTCGAAACGAAGCGCACGGCGGCGCAACGTGAGTTCCTGGCTGCCACGCCTGACAAGGTGGCCGACTACTTCGCGGACGAAGGCGAATTCATTCAAACCACGACGACCAACGCCGCCTATCTGGCTGTGTATGGGCGCGAGGGAACCACGGGCGAACTGCGCACCATGGCAAGCGCGCTGCGGGCTTCTGGCTGGGTTTCCTACCGTTCGAACGGGCGCATGGTGTGGCGCAGGCGTGACGTGGCGACAGACGGCCTATACGGCGTAGACAACCCGGTTGAAGTCCACAGCAAGGTGACGGCGTGGGCGCACGAAACCCCGAATTTCCGTGACACGGCGGGCAACATTTTCCGCCGCATTTTCCAGCGCGAGCCGTCCATGGGCGAAACCAAGGCGGTGGGCGCGGTGCTGCGTGACTGCGGCGTGGATGCGCGCAAAAACAATGGACGCCTGCTGTTCATCAAGAATGGTTGAGGGTACGCAGGGCATGGTTGAGGGTACATTTTTCGTAAGCGTACCCTCGCCGAAAGCAGCTACCACAAAGCCTTTCAGCCATTTTAGGGTATCAGGGTATTCTTTTTTAAGTAAAGACTAGAATAAGAGTGGATGAAAGGGAATAAAGTAGTGGACTGATAGATACCATACTTACACTCTGAAGGCCTTTATAGGAAAACGCTGCCCCGTCGTCCCCTCATCCCCTTTTTCGGTATTTATTACCGAATTCTGTTAACATAACCCCGTTGTGGCAATAATTACCGAACGGGGTTATAGGCGTGGACCAACTACCAGCAAGCGTGCAGGAAATCGCGGACGTGATCGGACGCGAACAGGCATTGCGTCTAATCGCGAGCTTGCCGAGCTATCGGGACAATCGGCCGGGCAAAGCCCATAAGCGGCTAATGCTGTACGTTCCGCAGCGAATCACGATGGACCATCTACTGGTCCAGGTGCTGGGGTTCGAAGACGCGGCAAAGATGGTTAATCACTTCGGCGGCGAATGCCTACATCCGGCGAACTGTTCGGGCAACAAGGGTGGCCGACCGAAGAAAAACCCCGTTGTGGAATTGCAGCAGTCCGAAA